CCTTATTCTCAGAGGCCCAGTTCTTCCAACAACTGTAAGACTCGTTCCTGCAACAGGTACAACTATTTTCGATGACGGCGAAGGTAACCTCCAGACAATTGCTGCTGGCTCAACAGCTCCAACAACTATAGGTTCAATCGACTACGCAACAGGTAGACTCACAGGTGTAACAGCAGCTGCTACAACACTTGCTACTTACAGAACAGACAACATTTCAGCATCAGCTAATACACCTCCAATTCTTGGACAGATTAAGTGGCTTGACCTCGTAGCTGAGGATAGAACACTTGCTGCAAGATGGAGCATGGCTGCTGTATATGATATGCAGAAGCAGTACGGACTCGACGGTCCTAAGATGCTCGAAGAACAGGCAACATCAGTAATCGTTAACGAACTCAATACAGAAGTTGCTCTCGATATGTTCAACAATGCAGCTGCTGGTCAGCCAATCGTATGGAGCGCTGAACCACCAATCGGTCAGGGTCAGGCAGGCGATCTTGCTCACGACAACTCATTCATTAGAGCACTCAATGCTGGTTCACAGAGAATTTGGGATGCTACAGGTAGAATCCGTCCAAACATGGTACTCGTAGGTTCATCTGTAATGACAGTTATCCAGGGCATGACAATCTTCCAGCCATCAAATACTTCAAAGATTGCAGGTTCTTACTACGCTGGTACACTCGGCGATCTCAAGGTTTACTGCTTCAGAGGTCTCCCACACGATCAGTTCGTAATGGGTCACGTTTCAAGCAACGAAGTAGAACCATCATACATCTTCGCTCCATATATGCTCGTTACAGCAACTCCAGCTCTTATGGACGCTACATTCACAGGCCAGCAGGGCTTTGCTGCTTCTTACGCTAAGAAGATGGTTAACCCTAAGGCATTCATCCGTGGTGTTGTTACTAACCTAACATACTAATAACTATTTAATAAGTAAAGGAGGTTTTATACCATGGCTTATAATATTACGATCACTTATACAAAAGCTGATGATATTTTCAATGCAAAAGCACAGTCATCTAACATTGTAACAGCTGCTCCAATTCCAGGCGTTACAGCTAACGAGATGCCAGGCGAGTACTTCGGTCCTTCAAAGGCATACATCTACGCTCCGGATTCTGCAACAGCTCCTGCATATATTAAGGAGAACCTCGTTAACAACGCTGATCTTTCAGACGCTCAACTTTCACTCCTTACATCTGCACAGCTTAGATGGCCTACAAGCGTTACAAACGCTATTACAGCTATTCTCGACGCATATAAGACACCTCAGGTACCAGTATACCGTGCATGGCAGACAATCAAGCTTGCTATCGAGGGCGGCTCAAATACATTCTCAGTTGCTACATTCGCTGAGTCTGAGTTCTATGTTGAAGCTGGTAAAGCACTCAAGAATTTCGGCATCGCTATTACAAGCGAGTTTGTCGAGGGGTAATATACCTGGTTTCAGAGGACGCTGTTTATCTCACAGTTATGAGGCCAGGTGGTCTTGCATATTTAGTAGCTGGAAGTACAGTCGGCGGCTAATTTCTCTTAAGATGTCTGTGTTTTATTTCACAGGCATCTTAAACTTAAAGAAAAGAAGGTGTGTGTATGTCTAAAAAAGATACTACTATTTCAATTCACGAATATCTTGACGATATACATACAGAAGTACCGTGGACTGACGAAGAGGCTAAAGATGGAGATGACCTCAAGATCTTAATGAAAGCTTTTCGAGAATTAAAACGTAATTTACATGAGTATGCTGATTTAACAGTACCATATAAAAGACGTATTGATTTGAGTGAGTATAAAGTTAAAGATCTTATAGAAGTTAGAAGGGCAAACGTACCTGCAGGGCTCGGTATAGATAACACTTCGGCTGGTAATGTATTTACTGCACTTGCTGGAATGACAGCTGTATCAAATCAACAGAGTTACGACGCCTATTTTGACTACTATGTACAAACAATGCTCGTACAAAATATTAAAAATGCTATAACACAAGATCTACAATTCATGTATGATGAGCAAAACCAGTTATTGTATATATCAGCTAATACACCGTATCCTGTATATGTAACAATAACTTATATACCAAACTACGATGACCCGTCAGAGATTAAAACATCTTATTGGCAAGATATCATGCGTCGTTTGGCTATTGCTCATTTTAAAATATATGTTGGACGAAAAAGATCTAAGATGAAGATTCCTGGTAGTCCAGTACAGTTAGATGGAGATCAGTTACTTTCTGAAGGTAATGAGGAGTTAAAAGAACTTAGAGAGTTCTTAACTCAAAACAATACTCCATTAAAAATAAAATAATAACTACGAAAGGGTGTTTAAATAATGCGTAACACAAATGCTAGAAAGAAGCTTATGTCAAGCACACTCAACTCTTCAAGACGCAGCAACTTCCGTAAGGTTAACTCAGGTCGTGCTGTTATGAAGTCAAGAAAGCCAATGGGCCGTCTTAACTCTTCAAAGAAGATCGATGAAGTAACATACTACAGCCTTACAGATCTTGAAACAGTTATCGAAGCTGTTCTCAACGAAGTAGCAGCTGATCCTACAGTAGGTATCACACTTGCTGATACAGAAGAAGGTATCACACTCAACTGTGTAACAGAAGAAGGCGAAGAATACGAAGTAGAAGTAGCACTTGCGTCTGAAGACTTTAACGAAGAAGCTCCAGCAGCTGAAGAAGTTGCTGTAGAAGAAGAATTCGATGTAGCTGCTTCACGTCGTTCAATGAACTCAAATCGTTCAACAAGACCTGCACGTCGCCCAATGAGACGCAGATAATTAAATAAACTACAAGCGGGGTGAGTATATGGGACTGATAGTGCCCGCCGAAGTTGAGTATCTCAGAGTACAATTCGAAGCTTCAGTTAAACAACTAGGAGTATTATTCAAGTACAGATACCCACTCAACAATAATGTCGACGCTTATAATCAGCCTGCCCCGGACGGTTATTCTACAGAATCCGATGTATACGGGATTTTCGAAGGAGAACCAAAAATAAAAACATACCGAAATTTAGGGTGGGTTGTCGAGAAAAGCGATAACCTACCTTTTCTTATTCATATACCTTTTAATACACCGCATATTCAAAAGGGTTGTTTGTTTAAGACAGATGGGTTAGTTACTGGTATAGAGCCGAGACTCTTTCAAGTTACAGAGCTTACTACAGCTCTCGTGTGTCCTGACCATATCATCTGTCAGATAGTACCGTTAATTGGTAATACAGCTCCTAAGACTGCGGAAACACGAAGAGATATAGCTAAGAAAAACAGTGAACCAAGACGTTTCATGAAGTAAGAAGGTGAATAAATATGCTAAGATTAAAAGCTCCTAAAAATGGACTCGCATTACCTACAAGCACTCCAGTAACCCTTATCGAAGTAGACAGTAATCTTCCATACGCAATACAGTGTCCCTGCTGTGGTGTTATCTCACAGCTTAGCGAAACACTATTATACAAGATAGAAGACGACGACTTTACTGATGTAGATTCGAATGCCGAGTTCTCAGCTCCTACAAATAATGCTCCAACCCGTAGCAGTTATTCTGATACCTTTACACCTCGTGAAAGTTCTCCTATGATGGAATCGGAAGCGGGTGGTGATTTTAATGATACAGCTTTATGATGATAATCTATATGATTACTTCCACGAAGCTTTTAAAGCAAACCTTGCTATAGTACCTGTAGCTGATTATTGGAATGTAATTTCAATGCACGAAGAAGGTAGATTACAGCTTCCAGCTATAGTGCTAAACAGAACATCATGGACTAAATCTAATGATTTACAATCTTGGGTGATTTCACGTAAAGGAAGAAACGACAGAGTTCGTGATCATAAACTTGTAAACGAGCAAGCTATTCCTATACAGCTTGACTATACAGTTACTTTACTTGCTACTACACAAGACGACATAGACGAGCTCACTAGTGAGGTTATGTTTTGTATTTTAAATTACCCGAGATTAACTATAGAATTACCATACGGGTCAGACCGTATGATACATGCGCAAATCATACAGAACGGTGATTTGCAGGATAGCTCCGGACGAGATAGGTTTTCAGAAACTGGTATCTTATATCAGCAAATAATTCCTATACGAGTGCTTGGAGCTAATGTAATTAATATAAACGAAAAGAATCTCCGCTATTTTATGTGGGGACTTGATACTAACAATCAAAATAGTGAAGGAGGAGATTAATAATGCCTAAAATTACTATTACAGAGCATTCTGATACATATAGCTTTCAAGTTAGAAGTAATCAGTATGCTACAGTAGCACTTCCTATTACAGCTATTTGGGGACCTGCATATGTTGCCGGAGATGTAGATAGCAATCCTGACTGGATTCATTTTGAAGCTGGTTATAAGGGTACTACAGCATTTACAGATACATTCAAGGGACCTAATACTTATTTAGGACAGCGTGAAAAATCATATGACTACGCATTAAAGCTTCTTGCAAACGGTTATGATATTCTTGTAAAGCGTGTCGACGGTTTAGGTAAGCAAGCATCTACATATGCAAACTTTGCTAATGCTTCTGGCGACAATCCAGCTATCAAGATTGTATTTACAGCTAAGTATGCTGGTTCATACGGTAAGAAGTTAAAAGCACAAGTAAATTTCAATAAATCTACTAAACTTGGTACAGTTCAGGTATTCGAAGTGAACGATACAACACGTGATATTCTACTTGAACAAGTAGATGTATCATTTGCAGCGACAGTAGCTACTGACACAGTACCGCTTATTACAGAAGCAGAGTTCAAGTATCTTGACAACATTGTACTTGCTACACCTACAGATACTCCAGTAACTCCGGACTCTTGTATTGACAGGGCTGTACCATCTCCTATCTCAGCAAGACTTGGCGGTGGTACTGACTACACTACACGTACAATCGACGGTGGAGAAATCAATAAAAGTGCTGTTATGGCATTACTTACAGCTCGTGATTTATCAGCAAGCAACAGCTTATACTATACATATATTAGTGAACTTGCTGACGTTGCTTCAAATCTCGAACTGCTTTACAACCAGCAGATTCTTTACTCACGTGTTATCGCATGTGCAGAAGAATTAACAGATCCTATTTGCTATGATTGGGATGTAATATTCTGTGCTATCGCAGATGACCAGTATATGCCAAAAAGTTATCTCTCAGCACAAGACGATCCATCAGATATCAAGTATGCTGTTACAAAGGTAACAAAGAAACTCGGTGTAGTAGCTGCAAATTCCAAGTGTGGTGTCGCATTCTACGGTTTACCGTTTAACTGTCCTAAGGGTACAGCATCTAATGCTGCTAGCACCTGGGCTGTTAAATACAAGGATGATGTATCGGCAGCACTTGAAGCTGAAGGTAAGATGTATTCAACATTCGCACAGCTCGTAGGACCTTGGTGCAAAACTACATTACCTATCGGTGGTCCAAATGTCTGGGTAACACCAGAGCTTGCTCACCTCTTACTTATTATTAATGCAGAAGGCATCGGTGGTATTAACAAGTGGTGGATGGTTCCTGCTGGAATGACATCATCAGGTGTTGTACATACTCCTGAATACAAGATCAAGAAAGCTTATCTTGACATCATTCAGAACCATGACGAAGGTGTATGCCTCAACCCACTCATGGAAGTACCAGGTAAAGGCTTTACATGCTTCGGTAACTCAACTCTCTGGAACAAGCCACTGGGTACTTATAACGCACTCCAGAACCTCTCAACTCGTTTACTCTGTAACAGAGTTAAGCAGAGAATCTGGGATGTAGCATTACAGATCCTCTTTAAGTACAATAACGATAACGCATATTCACACTTCTATGCAGGCCTTAGTCCATTACTCGATGAAATGCGTTCAGTAGGTGCTCTTACAGGTAACGAGTACAATCCGCTCGGCTATCAGATCATCATGAATCCTGACATTATCAATCTTGACAGAATCAATGCTAACACAGTAATCGGTAAGGTATACCTCGCTGTTACAGGTGTAATTGATACTGTAAATGTTGATCTCTTCCTCTTACCTCCAACAGGTTTTATGGAGACCTACGATTAATGTCAGCTAGTTAATAGCTGTTGGATTTAAATATGAAGACCTACGATTAATTTAAAAACCCATTTTAATATACATTTTGTATACGGACTGGCAGCTATTATAGTCTGTCAGTCCGTGTATAATATAAGTATATAGCAATGCTACTTATATAACTACATTAATAATAAAGGAGGAACAGTTTATGTGGATGGATAGAATGTACTTTGGTACAGATCATATGATCGGCCAAGACGACT